CAGCGTAAAGTTGTGTTTTCAAATACACCACCTTCACCTGACCAGTTAAATGATGAAGAACAAGTATATGTTTTATCTCCTAATCAAAATTTAAGATTATATGTAAAAAAGGGAACAAAACTATATTATAATGAATTTACACCAATAGAAGAAGTTCAAACCAATAATTGGGAGGATTTAACATAATGGCAACAAAAGCAGAATTATTAAGAATAGTAGATACAAACGAATCGTTTGATAAGTTAATGGAGTATAATACTAGACAACAAGAAAATTTACAAAAAATAAATAGAAGAAAAGGATATGGTAGACTTTTTTCAAATGCTGCACTTTTTGCAATTAATGCTTCAACAGGTGGAGCATTAACTCCTCTTCAATTAGCTTTAGCTTCAGGAATAGGTTCTGGTCTTACTCAATATTTAGGTGCTGCTAGTGTTAAACAAGACCCAATGGTTCAAGATAAATTATTAAATAAGCAGTTTAAAGAAGCTTATCAACAAGGTGAAGATGCTAGAGATATGTTAGTAGGTGCAATTCCACAATCTGCAGCAAGTGATGCATTTAGCACATATGTATTATCAGGTACTGATTTTTTTGAAGATGTTACAAATAAAGCAAATACTTTTTTAACAAGAAATGCAACACCTTCTACTTCAGTAGCACCACCAGTAGATGTAATATCTTCATCTAATTTAGGTGGGCTTACAGATACAAGTGGAAGTGTATTAGCAGACCCAAATATTTTAAGAAAAACAGTAAATGTACCAACAGCACAAAATCCTGAATTTTTTAACCCATTTGTAAAACCTGGGGGATTTGCATCACAAATGGATTTTTATGACCCTAGCACATTTACACAATTTGGAACAAGAGGAAGCAATATTGCAGGTTTTGGAAATATAAATAATCCTTTAAATCAAGCTATGTCCTTAACTGCTAATGACCCAAGAATGGCTAGTTCTTTTGCTACACAAACAATACCTATGCCTGATTTTACAAATTACGGACAAATAAGATAGGACTATATTATGGCTATAAATAATTTTAATCAAATGTTTACAGGACAAGCTATTTCTCCTAATATTAACTACAATACAGTAGAATCAGGTACACAAAATTTAGGACAACCTATTGCTATGCCTACGATTGCACCAGCTATACCAAATTTAGGTTCAATGAATACTCCTGCATCTACACCACAATCTAATCCTGATTATTTACCTAATACTCCTTTGTTAACAGCACAAACAAATGAAAGTTATATAACAGATTTATCTACAGCAGGTCCAGATAATACTCCTTTTGACCCAACTGCACCTAGTACTGATTTTGCAGATATTTTAGATACTTATGATACTCGTGCATTAATGAATGAGTATGGACAATATTTTGATCCCTATGATTTATCACAAGAAGCTTTTGCTCAAAGAAATTTAGCAATGCAAGAAGATGCTATAAATGCTAGACTACAACAACAGCAACGTGGTTTTGAAACACAGCAAACTCAAGGAAGAATGAATTTAGCTAACATTTATGAACAACAACAAGAAAATATGGGTGGAGGATTTGCTGGTTCTGGTAGAAGAGATATACAAGCACAAAGAGCTATAGATGCAGAAAGAGGTACTTTTGAAAATCAATTATTTAATTTAAGAGATGTAGAACAAACTGCACAAAGAGATTTAGATAGAGCATCATTAGGTTTTGAACAAGATGTGTTTGGTATGAGACAAAGATTTGCAAGTGATACAAGAGATACTTTGTTAAAATTATTAGAAACAGGTGCAGATTTAAAACGATTTGAAATAGGAACTGCAGAACAAAAAGTTAGAACAAACCCACAAAATAATATGCTAGACTATACAGACCCTAATTTTGATGCAGATGTAGCATTTGAACAAACTATGGGTAGGATGGATGATGCATTTGGAACAGGAGAAATAGGTTATCCATCAGGAGTAACTAGTACTCCTACTGTAGTACCAGAAATACCTTTTAATGTAGGTGGTGGGATTCAAGGTGATTTTGATGCTTTAAATCCTATACAACCTGGTTTAAGTCAATCAGCACAAGATTATATGAGAAATAGAGAAGGTTATAGAGATACAACAGCAGGTCAAAATTTTTATGACATATACGGAGATTAAACAATGGCTATACGAATAACACAAGACCCAATTAATAATTTTTTTGATAATCTACCTAGATATGCTTTAGATTTAAAACAGCAAGATGATGCTGCTAAGTTTAGAGACAGACAATTAAGTGAAAATATTAGGCAGTTTAATGAAAGACAAGCACAGCAACAACGTCAATTTGCTGATACTATGGATTTAAGTAGAGATAGACTTAATTTTGATATAGATAAAGCTATGAGAGCTCTTGATATAAATCAACAAAATGTTGACTTAACTAGAATGGTAACTGAAGAAGGAATGGATGAAAGAGCTTTTTTACGAAATAGAAGAAATAGTGAAATTGCTTTAAAAGATGAAATCATGAAAAATTTAGCAGATGTTGAAAATCAAGCAAGAAATATAGAAAGAGATTCTGAATTATTTAAAGAAGATTATAATGCAGTATTTGTACAAGCAGGTGAATATAAAAGTGACCAAGATAAAGGACCAGCACGAGGTACTATTGATTTTTTAAAAGGTAGGACGGATTTTAAAAGTGATAGAGAAAGAATTGAATATATTCAAAAAGAAGTTGATGAACTTAAAAAATATAGAGATCAATTAATAACTACAAGAGGTTTAACAAAAGAACAAGCAAACGAAGCAATTAAAGATGGGTCTGCATTTTCTGGTCCTTTTGGTCAATTTGCTCCAAGAGTAGATTTAAAACCAGAACTTATACCTGAGTTATTTGAAACAGATTTTGACAAACTTTTACCAGAATATGATAAAAATAAAGAAGCTGTAGAAAGTATTATAAAATTAGAAGCACCAGAATTAAAAGTTCCTAGCGAATATGAAGGTTTTGTTCAAACAGATATAGGTTCTGATTTAATAAATTCTTATAATGAAACTTATACTAAAACATTAAATGAAAATATTAATTCACTTTTTAGAAAATCAGGTGGTTTCCTTGATATTTATAATCCATCTGGACTTGATGTTACAGGGCCTTTTGATTCAGCACAACCTTCAGGTCCAAGAGAAACAGGAACAGATATACCATCAACTACTGGTGAAAATCCTAATGAACCATATAGTTTTATGCAAAGTATAGGACAGTTTTTTACAGATAATGATGCTTTTGTACAAAGAGTAGGAGGTAGATAAAATGGCTTTAACACAATCAAATCTTGAAGTTAGACAAGCAAGAAGTTTAGTATCAAGATATAATTCAGACCCTAATCAATTTACAGATGCACAAGCAGAAAAAATTGCATTGATAGCATATAGGTTAGGTATGCCATTTAGACCTGAAAAAAAAGTTTTACAAAAATTTTTCTTTGAGTTAGCTGATACTGCAACATTTGGATTATTAGATGATAAAAATAGACCTGTATCAAGAGGTGAAACAGTATATGGTGAAACAGGTACTGAGCAATTAGCTTCAGCTGCAGGAGGGTTATTAGGATTAGTAGTACCTGGTATAGCTGGTGCTAAAGTTGCAGGTATTACAGGTAGAGCATTACAAAAAGCAGGTGCTTCTGCTCCTAAATCTTTAACACAATTAACACAAGGCAGTACATATGAATTATCTAAATTAGGTAGTGCTGTAGCAGGTGCAGCAGGAGGTGCAACAACAGGAGGTTTAATAGATATTTTAGAAGACCCAATGGGTGCACCAGGAAGAGCTTTAACAGGTGCAGCTATAGGTGGAGCTTTTGGTTTTCTTAGAGGTGCAAATCCTACTCAAGTAGACCCATTTTCACCAAGATTACCTGGTAGTACTTCTGCAAGACAAATAGGTCAAACAGCAGGACCTTCAGGAACTGCAGGTATAACAACAGGACCACAAGTTCGTGTGGTTTCAGGTAATCAAACGAGAATGATGAATCAACAAGATGCATTTAATTTAGCTAGTCAAGGTATATTAAGAGAAGTTGCTAGAAGACCTGCTACAATAGGTGATTCTTATAAAGGCAGAATATTTGAATATGTTAACCCAACAGCAGGAGCACAACCAATTAATCTTGGTACAGGATTATTACAATTAACACAAGGTACTAGAGCAGCTGGACTTACAAGAAATCCTTTACAGGGGTTATAAATAAAATAATTTATGGCTTATAACGAGGCAAATTACGTACAACGCCTTATAAATCAATACAGAGCACAGCCAAATCTTTTTGATGATGACCAACTAGATGTATTGCAACAAAAGGCAAATGAATACAATATATCTTTTAAACCTTTAAGAGATACTACAACCTTATCTTCTGTAGTACAAAATTTTTCTTCAGGGTTTATAAGAGGTTTATTTCCTTTAGTACCTCCTGATAATAAACCAAGAACTACATATGAAGCAATAGCACAAAGCTTAGGACATTTAGCAGGTTTTGCTCCAAGTATTTTAAGTATGCCTTTACGTGGTGCTACAACAGGATTAAGAGCTGTAGCTACTGCAGCAGGTATGACTAAAACAGCTAAAAAATTAACAGACATACAAGGAGCAGCAGGTACTGGCTTTATAGGTATGAATGTTGTTACAGTTTTAGACAAAGCATCTTTTCCTATGATGGCATCAAGATTTGCTAAAAGAGGATTAAATAAAAGTTTTAGTAAACTTGAAGGAGATGCATTAGAATATTTTAGACCTGGTACTGCAGCTAGAGCTATTACAGAAGAAGCTATTGGGTTGGGTGCAGCTAGTACAATATCAAATGTATGGGCTGGTCCTGATGAATATATTAATTCATTTGTAGGTGGAGCAATAGCAGGTGGTGCTTTTGGTGGTATAGGTAATTATATATCTATAGCAAATAGATTAAAATTTGGTACAGAAGTACAAAGAAAAAATGCAGAAAAAGCATTAAGAGCTGCATTAGGTGCATCATTTACAGGTGTACCTTCAACACTAAGAGATGACCCTATAGAAATGCAATTGTATGAATATCTATTAGGTGGATTTTTTGGTTATAATGCAAGACCTGCACATGAGGCTGTAGGTGGTGCACACTTTGCTGGAATGAACTCTTTAAATAAAAGCTTATCATTAAGACCAGAAAAAAGTGAAGGGTTTTCTGATTTAGCACCTAAAGCACAAGAATATGTTTTGCAAAAATCTACTGAACAAGCTAAAGCTTGGTTAAGTAGGCATGACTATTTATATGAAGGTGTAGATATAAGAAATGTAATAGGTGAAAGATTAAGAAAAGAACATTTTAATCCTACACAAAAACAAATAGATAAAGAATATAGAGATTTTGCTTATGAAGAATATACTAAAATTGTTGACAAAATGCCTGAAATGGAGCTTAAAACAAAACTGGATGATAATACTCATCCTGATAATAGGACCGATTGGGTTGATGATTATAATCCTTTTTCAGTTAGTTTTGACGTTATTTCTAGGGGTATGCTTAGAGATATTAAATCGCATTCAGGCAAGTATAACAATGATTTCACAGGTATTAAAAAAGAATTAAATAATTTTCTATCAAGAAATATATTTGAAGTAGACCCTAATACAAATATAGTTGATCCCTATACAAAAAGAAGTGCTCCTGATGTAGAGACTTTTATTAATACATTAAAGAATCATGAGAGTTATAGTAGATTGTTTCAGCCTGAATATAAAAAACAAAATAAAGTAAATACAGATTATGAAACAGAATTACGTAGATTGTTTTTTCAAGCAGCACAATTACCTAATAAAACACAAACTTTTGATGGTAAAAATGTAGAAACACAAATGCCAGAACGTATTGATTTTGAGCAATTAGGTGTAAATCATTTTAACTCTCCTATATTAGATACATTTGGTGCAGGTAGAGGATTTGAATTTTTACATTATTTTAAAAAAGATGTACCAACTGGTTTTTGGAAAAATTTTAAAAAAAATATATTATTTAAAAATACTGAACATAAAGATTTAGTTGATATTTTTACAAAAGTAAATAATGAATATGTAGATAAAAATCAAATTAATAATTTATTTACATCTTTAGCAAAACAAAATAAATATGTATATGCAGGTAGTAAAGATAAAGGGCATGTTATTACAGCAAGTTTTAATGATAGAAATGGTGCAATAAAATTAGAATCAATTTTAAATACAACAAATTTTAAAGATAAAGAATTAACACAGTTTAGAAAAGATTATAAAGATTCTCTAAATGAGTTTAAAAAAATGTATACTGGCATAAGACCTGAAAGTTTACATGAAAGAATAGTTGTTTCAAACTTAAGACATGAATTAACAAATCATAATTATCCAACAGATACACAAGGTAATTTTTTTAGAAATGATATACGAAAAGTAGTTGGAACACAAGAATATAAAAAAAATGGTAAAGATTCTTATTTTCAAAATGCTGTAGATTATAATAAAAGAATGCAAGGTTTTATAGAAGCCTCTGGTGTTCCTATGAACAGAACTTCTTTTTTAGAATCTCTACCAGATGGTAAAATAAAATATTTAGTTGTAAAAGATATAGATTTTGACCCATATCCTAATTTTGTAAAATCTAAATGGTCAAGATTTGGACTTGCTGGAGAAGAAAAATATGAAGTTAGTACTCAAGGAGATAAAAGATTTAGTGCTTTAAATGCAAAACTTGAAGATGGTAGAAGTATAGAGCAACATTATCAAGTAGATGTAAAAGGATACAATAGTATTAAAGAAGGTAAAGGTAGGCGTCCAAAAAATAAAGATATAGATTTATATGGTGAATATAAAAAGCTTTGGGATAGATGGGCTGATTTAAATCCTAATCTTATGAAAGAATTAGCTATTAAATCTGCTAATAAAACATTAACTGATATGTATGCAGCTACTAATGTTTCACAAGCTAGAGCTTTGTCAGAAATATTAAATGAACGTAAACTTATAGCTAAACCTTCATCAGCAACTGATGGTGGTAGATTTTTTAGACAAAAAGTTTTTGCAGATATAATTAGGGCATTAGGATTTCCTAAGTCTTTTGATAATGTAAAACCTGTTAGTTTTGGATTACCTGATACAGGTAGCCATGGTTTATTTTTTCATAAAACTGGTGGTAAACGTGCAACAGGTGCAATAGAAGATTTAATTAATAGAGCAGGTGTAGATTATATAGTATTTGAATCAGGTAGTAAAATACGTGGTGCAGAAAATATAACAAGAGTTGACTATGACCCTGTAAACAATAAATATAATTTTAAAAAAACAGAATATGAAACAATAGAAAATGGTGTTCTTGTTAAAAAACAAAGAGATATTATAAACACACATAGTGCAGATATAGAAACTTTAAGAATGAATCCATCTACATTTGAAGATGCAGGTAAAGGTTCTAGGGGTACATTTATACCTATACAATTTTTTAAAACATTAACTAAAGAAGATACACCACAAGCATATAAAAATTTTATAAAACATTATTATAGAACTCCAAGATTTGAACAAGAATTAGTAAATGAGTTTAATAATACTAAAGATTTTACTAAAATAGAAAATCATTTAAATAAAGATTATTCTAACATAGATAGGTTTCCTTTAGATTTTGTTATAGAACAATTATCTAATACAGGTAAACAAGGACAAGCATTTAGAAAAGCATTACAAAAAGTAGCAAAAGATGATGCACCTTTTACAAGTAGTTTTGTAAATAAAGGAGACGAAAGATTTGATTTTTATCATGAAAAAAATAATAATTGGAATTTCTTAAATCAAGGGCAATTTGCAGGTAGTGCAATAGCAGCACAAGCTAGAAATTCATATTTAAATTCAGTTTCTAAATATTTTAAAAAAAGAGCAACCTCACCATTTTGGGAATATGGTGGTAAAGGTTGGCTTAACCCTGTTACAAAAGATATAGCATTAACATCTGACATGATAAATAATAGACAACTTAAACAAGGTGAAGTTTTATTAGATTTAGGTTACAAACCTATGAAAACAATATTAAATGATTTAAAAGAACTTGACAGAAAAAGATTAAATTATATTATTACACGTTTAAAAGATGTTAAAAATAAAAAACAAATTAATAAAGATAATGAATCAAATTTAGGTACATTGTGGGAAACATATAAATATTTAAAGAAAACTAATTCTAGTCCTGATTTAGCTAAAACATTAGAAAATACATTTGATCTTTTAGTTATTCGTGTACCTTCAGATGCAGTTAGTGGAACTAGAGTTTTAAGATTTAAAGGATTTACTAAACAAAAAGGTACAGGTATCAATACACATAAAAAAGATGATGCTTATCTAGGAGGGGCTGATAAAGATGCTGATTCTGCATTTATTATTCAAGGTGGGGAAAGAAATCATATAATAGAATTAAATAAGAAGAACGTCAAGTTAGAGAGGGAAAATAAGTGGAATTTAAAAGAAGATAAAGATTATGATAGGTTAGATAAACAGCTTGGTGCTGAAAAACCTAAGATTGGTTCTTTTAGTAAGTTTAGTCCTTCGTTTAGAATGAAAGCATTTGAGATAGGAAAAGAAGGTGCTAATGTAAGAGGTGGTTTTATTGCTATGAGAGATGCAATGTATGACTTGTATTTAAATGTACAAGGTGGTAAAAACTTATATATATTTGAAAAAGATACTGGTAAAAAAACAGGCATTTATTTTGATAAAGAAAATAATCAATATATAAAAAGTAAAAAAGGAGTAGGAAGACAAAAATATGATGAAGAAATATTTGAATTAAAAATTAAACCAGAAGGAATTACAGAATTTAGAAAAAAAGTTTTTGGTTTAATAAATATTGCAAATGATAGTACAAAATACACAAAGATACCAGATATATATAAAGCTAAAGCAGACTTATTAAATACTTTATTTACAGCAAAAGATTTAAAAGGTAAAAGAATTGATTTTAAAGATTTAATAAAATATGATAAAGAATATACAAATTTTAAAGATGTATTAAATACAGCAGATATTGCAAAAATTTCAAAAGAAAGAGGTGATAAAAATGATGTAATAAAAATAAAACATAATGATAAAGATATTACTTTACCAACTAAACAATTTATAGGTGAAGTAATGAGATTTGATAAAAATTTATTTAACACACTTAAACAAAGAAAATTATTAGTGGAAGGTCCTCGTGGTTTAGAAATAAATAGACAAAAAGTTTTAAAATATAAAGATATAGAAAATTTTCATAAAACTTTTAAAAAAGATAAAGTAGCTCAAAATAAAAAAAGCATTGATTATTTACGAGAATTAAAAATGGATTTTGATTATTCTGGTAATTATCAAAGTCCTACTGGGCAACAATTTAAAAATGCTTTTAAAAATGACCCAGTTTTATATAAAATTGAAAATGCTGAAAAAGCAACAACATTTCAAAATAATTTAAGAACTGACGTTGAAAGATTTAGTAAATCTAATAATGATAAAAAGTTTTTAGAAAAATTAATTGATATTACTAAAGACCCTATTTTAAAGTTTCAAGATACAACTTCTGGAAGAAAAAGTTATCTTTTTGGACTTGATACTTTAGCACCTGCTACAATTAGAAAAATTAGTAAGAATACTAAAAATAATTTTTTTTCTGATTTAGATGTAAATATGAAAAAAATATCTGGATATGAATTATTAACCGAAAGATCACTAGAAGTTTTTGAAAGCTTTAGTCCTTCAAAGCAAAAAAATTATGACAAAATTTCTGAACAATTAGGTAAAATTTATAAAAAAGCAAATGAAATTAAACAAAGCCATAATGATACAAGTAATCCTAATAGAGGTAAACGTTTTGATACAAAAGATAATCTTGAAAAACATGAAACAGGTAATAGGTATGAAATTACAGATGGACAAATAAGAGATTATAAAAAAGTTATATTAGAGTTTGCTAAAAATAATAATGTAGATGCTATCCCATTAATTAAATTTTTTGATACTGCTTTACTAATACCATATAAAGTAGGTAAAAAAAATAAATATGTTGACTTTCCTACAATATATAGGATAGATAAAGATGGAAAAAGTAAACCAGAAAAAAAGGTTGAAATGGTAGATTTTTATAGACCTAATGACCATTTTTTTTCTTCTTATGAAGTAGGTGCTGTAGCTAAAAAAAATATGTTAGATAGAATGCAGTTGTTATTTGAAAAGTCTGATGCAAATTTACAACCAGGGTTTAAACAACAAACAATACAGTTTCCTGTTTTTGAACCTATTAGACAATATTTTAAACCTTTAGCTGAAAAATATACAGAGATAGTATCTAATCCTGATAAAGCTAAATCAATTGCAGATGATGTTTTAAGTAAAACTAAAAAAGGTGCTACACAATATGAAAAAGATAATTTAGATATATTAGCATTCGACAATAAAGATTTTCAATCAATAAAAGAATTTAGAGAAAATATTAAAAGATATCCTGCTATAGATTCTATAAATGATTACTTTATGGAATATTCATATAGACATCAAGGGGTTGCAAAAGATATATCTAAGATGTCTATTAGTGATATAAAAAGTATGAATGAAAATTTTAAGTGGATAGAGAGTAAACAAAAAGATAAGTTTAAATGGTTAACATGGTTAAGAGACCCAAGAGATATATCTGAAAGAGATTTAGCTCCATCTATGGTTAAAATTTATGATAACTTTTTATCACCTGTTAGAACAGCCAAAGGTATAGAACAAAAAAAACTAGCACGTTTTATTAGTCCTTTAGGTGAAATGAGAGAAGCATTTAAAAATGTAAGACTTTTACAAGATAAAACTTTAAATATGGATAATGAAAAATTAGCAAAAGAATTTGAATTCACTTCTTTATTAAATGCAAATGACAAAGTTACATTAACAGAATTAATTTCTAATAAAAGAAATATAGAAGAGCCTAGATTAACAGGTAAAAAATATACAGATTTTTTAAAGAAAGAATTTAATTTTAAAGAACCTATAAAAAATGAATCTGGTGTAAATCAAAGAAAATGGAATGGTCAAGAATTATTTAATAAATATGATAAAGCTACAACAGAGTTTTATGAAAGAATGGGTAAAGAATATATTTATACATATGATAAAAATGATAAAAGAATAATTTTTGATGATATTATTGATATTAAAAATCCAACTTTTGGCAAGTTAAATGAAAATATACAATATGATAAGAATGGTAGATTTAATTTAGAACATTTTTATAAAAAATTATTAACAATAAAAAATAATAAATTACCTGAAGGTATTTCTTTAGAACAATTATTAAGGTATCAATATGAATACTCAATGGAAAAAGATTTGTTAATTAAAAATAAAAATAAAAAACCAACCTTACAACAACGTATAGATTATAGGTTGAAAAATAATTTTACAAAACAAATGGGTATTGGTCGTATTGAACCTAGTGAGTATTGGTCAAGGTTAAATTATGGTCATAACACGGAATCAAGAAAAGTTATGCAAGAAAGCATAGAAAAATATGCTAGGCAACAAGCAGAATCAATAGGTGGTACTAAAGAAAAAATTGAAAAAGAATATCAAAAAATTGTAGAACAATTATTACAAGCTAGAGAAAAAAGTTTAAATAACTCAGCAAGATTTGAAGATGCATTTTTAGATAAACAATATGAAAATGTAGGATTTGGTTCAAGACCTCCTAACCTATTACAAAGAGGTGAAATATTTATTGATGGTTATGATAAAACACCTAATACTTTTTCTTCTTATAATCAAAGAACTATAAGAAGTTTATTTTCTAATATATCTGCAATATATGGAAATAGACAGATAGATTTATTTAGAAAAAACAAAGCTATGGATAAACATTTTCAAATATCTGATGATATAAAAAAACATAATTTAGAAGTTGAAGTACAAGCTAATGCTTTGTATAAAAAAATTATTGCAGAAGGTACAAAGAAAAATATAGCTGAAAGAAAAAGAACTGAATATATTAATAGAAATGAGTATAAAAATAATACAGATATGTGGGCTGATTTTCTTTATATTTATTTAAAAAATAGTTTAGGACATCCTTCTTTGCTTACTAATAGAATACAAAAGTCTATTGCAGGTGCTGATCCTTTAAAGTTAAAATTTAACCCATATTATTTTACATCAGATTATGCAGTTACTAAAGCTTTAGAAAGATTATATAAAACTGATAAGTTTAATAAAATGCCTTTTTTACGTAATGCACCTGAAGGTAAAGAAGCTAGAAGAGATTATTTTGTTAGAAGATTACATGATTTAGGAGCTCTGGAAGCTCGTTTTAATCTAATGACTATATTAGCTAATACTGGTACTATGTCAACAAATTTATATGGTGGTGCTGCAATGAATATAGGTAGTGCTGGTTTAAAAAACTTTGTTGATTCTAAAAAAGAAAAAGATATTAATGGTGAATTTGTTATAAAACTTAAAAATGGCAAAAGAGTTAAAACAAGAAAAGATTTAATTAAGTATTTACAAGAAGAAGGTATTATTGATAACTATTTAGCACAAGCAGATTTAGAGTATAATGTAGGTTTAAAACAAGGTATAGATAAGTTAGGTGCTAATGCTAAAAATTTTATTAAAGATATAAAAAATACAATGAAATCTAATAACAATGAAAATGCAAAAGACGTTGTACAGAGATATGGTATCTCAGATACAATGACTAAATATGGTGGTCTTTTTATGCAATTTTCTGAAAGAGTAAATAGAACTGATGCTTTTATATCACATGCATTACAAGCTAAAGAAAATCTTGGTAGACATGGTATACATGTTAATATGAAAGACCCATATATATTTGATGCAGGTTTAAAAGGTATTGAAACAACACAATTTTTATATCATAATTCTTTTAGACCAGCATTTATGACAACTGCATTAGGTAAAGTACTTACACGTTTTAAATTGTTTGCATTTCAATCTGTTAGAGTTAGACAAGAATTTTATAGAAAAGCAAAATCGTATGGTCTTAAAGAAGGAACACCAGAATATAAAAGATATAAAGATTTATTTTTAATAGATATGTTTACTATGGCTATGGCTGGCGCATATATGTACTCTATATTTGATACAGCATTACCACCACCATACGACTGGTATCAAGATACAGCAGATTTGTTATTTGGTGATAAAATAGAAAGAGATAGAGCTTTTTATGGAACTTTACCAAGACCTATAGCACCATTACAAGCTGCTTTACCACCTATAACTAGAGTTCCTGGTTCTATAGTTGAATTAATATCTGGTGATTGGCAAAAGTTTTCTGATTATACAATACATACAATGTATCCTTTTGGCAGATTAGTTTATACAGGAAAAAAACAAGCAGAGAATCCTGAAAGATTTTTTGAAAACTTTTTTAGAATACCTGTTAATAAAGTTAAATATAGAATAAAAAGAGAAGATATATTAGAGAAACGTAAAGATGCTATTAATGCTTATCTTTCAGATGATGAAGAATAAAAAAAATAGGTAGAGCACAATGTATCTCGCAGGACACCCATTTCATTAGACACCGTGTCTAAATGGAATCATACATGTACTCTACCTAATCACACGAAGTAGGGATTACTTTTTATTTTTAATTATATCTATTGCAGTTGTTAAGGCTTCTTCATATCTATGTCTTATAACAGGGTCTACAATAAATATATGCACTTGACCTTTTAGGTTTTGTAATATATCTAATAGTACTTTTTTACCCATTGACTAATCCTTCTAAATCACCACTATAAGCATTTATAGCATCTCTTTCTTTATATCTATCTAATGCATCTTCTAAATATTCAGGATATATACTATATACTCTTTCTTTTGTACCTTTTAAATAACCTTCTGCAATACCTTGGTCAATAGGTCCATATTGATTACCTTCTGGGTCGCAAGATAAATCTAAATGTGCATCTTGATGTTCTAATTCCTTTAACATTTCTATAACTTGTTTAACTTTCATGATATTGTGCCCTTTCATATGCCATATCTGTTTTTAGTTCATTAAGTTCTTTAATTTCTTTTAAGTATTTAATTAATACTTTTAATGGTAATACTGCTAAATGTGGTTTGTTATTACCTTTTACTACTTGCATGTCTACTATATTTGTATCAGGTATAACATACTCAGCAATTTGTTTACGTGCTTTGACTTGTATTTTTAAATCTAAATCATTTACATAAACATCTACCTCTTCATGTAGTCCTAATGATTTACCATTAGAACCCCATGCTCTTGTAGCCTTTATATTTTCTTGTTTAAATATGTCTACTACCTCACGTTCAACTCTATTACCTTTTACTTTACTAGGGTGGCTCATAACATTCTTTCTACATAAGGATAAACTTCTTCATTAAGTCTTTTTATATTATGGTCTTTACATTTCTTAACCATTAGTCTTAATTTAAAAGCTATTTTTTGGTCAATCATATTAAGTACATCTGTTGTTATTTGTACCTTTTCTTGGTTAAACATTTTTTTAACTTTAGTTACTCTTATTGTATAACTCATATTACCTCCAAAGGCTTGTGCCTATAATTACATCAAGTTTGTATATACCAAATGCAAACATCAAGTGATCTCCTTTAGCTTCACCTAGTGTTGCTGTAAAACTTAATAATTTTATTAATTTTATTTTAAATCCTGAAATTTCATTTTCATTGATAACAATGTATGTAAAAATAGGAAATCCTAATAATTTTATATCCATTTATCTTCCTGTATTTACTTTTTTAATTACATCAGCAATTAAAAGTCTGAGATATTTTTGAGCTTTTAACAAATCTTCTAAGCCATTCTTTTGTTTATATCTAGTTAAATATTTAATTATATTACCTTCACAAAAGCCTAGCTTATGGCTTAATACATATTTAGTAGTTTCTATACCATCAGTATAATAATCAGGATTTATTCTATCTCCTATTGCTTCTTCTACTATATTATCAAACTCATCTATTATCTCAAACTTTGTCATGCTTACTCCAATCTATATTGCTTGTTTAAATCTAAATGTTTCATGATTAAAATAACACTTTAATTTAAAACTAGATTCATCTCTTGCAACAATACTTTCTACAACTCTAGCTTTACCATTAGGGTCTGGTGCATATATGCCTAGTAGTTTATCTGATTTTTGTTCTATTGATGAATCACCTTTAGCACTATGTCTATTTAGATTACCTTCAAATGCTGCACTCTTACTAATATGACTTACAACAAATATCATTATCTCATATTTTTGAGCAATTTCTTTAAGCTTACTAACTATTCGTTGCATTTTAACAAGTGAATCATTTGAATAATCAACACGTATCTCATCAATAGTATCTATTACAAGTATCTTTGGTTGTAAATTAGATATTACATCTATAATATTATTGAGCTCTGGTGATACAGTCATTAGTTTTATATGTCCAAGTTTATCATTTGCTTCTTTAAAGAACTCTTTATCATTGCTTTTATACTTATCAATAACATCTTGTTTATTCATATTAAATGCAATTTGATTAAATCTTCTCCACATTAGCAATTGATTTACCTCTAATGATAGATACAAACATTTAAATTGGTTAGCTCTTACTACAAGGTTTTGTATAAAAGCTGTTTTACCAAGTTTGGTATCACCAATCATTGTTATAAGCTCACCTATTGTAAACTTATAACTGCTACCAATATTATAGAAATTATTTAAATCAAAACTATTACTATCATCTTCAGATTCTACAAATTCTTGAAACTGTTGTGTCATAGTATCTGCATTAAATATTTCTACACCATAGTCTTTATGTTTGTAAAATTTACATTTACTATCACAGAATGAATCCATTATAGAATCTTGACATCCATATCCATCATGTTCCCATCCATATATTGTATCTAACATAGACTTTGTTTCTAATGTGTCAAATGATGGCGACCATTTATGTATAAGACTTTCAGTACCTTCTCTTGGTATGCCACTACGTTTCCATGCAGATGCCATACGTAATATAGTTTGATGACGTTTACCTTCTATTGGTCCTTGTGCAAACATCTTTTGTACACAAGTTACATGTGCTGTAAACTCTGACTTAGTATTATCTTTTGGTTTACTTGTAGATATTTGATTAGATTTACCCATTACAATAAATCTTTCCCATAAAGGTTCATCAGATGTTCTAGGTTGTATTAATTTTTGGGGATCACGTTGTGCTATATATACATTTGGATTTTGTGCATGTTCTATAAAATCATTGTATGTAAATTCATCTAACATATCTATTGATACTGGTATTTTGTAAGTATGATTTTTAATATTGTATGAATATTTAGTTCTAATTAATCTAGCTCTATCATAAATATTATCTACACCAAACTTACCTACAGCTTTATCTATACTTAATCTCATTATATTTGGTAAATCTATATGCTTACCTATATGGAATAAGTCTGGTAAATGCATATGAAATCCAGTACCTGAGAACCATATATCAAAATTGTCATCTAATTCTTTTACTAAAAAGTTAACAATTTCTTTTACATGTTCTAAAGATAGTTCTCCAATTTTACAATCTACATCAAGTACTATTTCATCTATGTCAAATGTACCTGTATATTCTTTTATCTTACCATTAAATGTATTATCATATACAAATAATGAACGATAAAACTCTGTACCTTTTTTGAATGTTGTTTTATGTTTATTAGCAACATAAATAGGTAATTGATTATAGGGAATGACGTTGCCTCTATGGGCAACGCCTCCTATAGCTATTTCTACTAACGCTGTATCTTCCATCTATATTCCCTGCTATTTGGTTTATTATCTAGCTTGACATGTATATTTAAGCTTGGTGCAAAATCATGTAATTTCATAGTACCTTCTATATTTATATCATGTTTTTCTCTAAGCTTTCTCCAAGCTCTTCCAAACGTAGAACCCATATGAGTATCTCCATAATTATGAAATACCCAATTTGGAATTGAATTTTCTATTTCACTACTAGTAATATAAGCTTGTCCAGACTTTGTTACTTTTAGAAGATAATTTATTAACTTTTTTTCAACAGTAACCATTACCATCCTCCTGGAATATCGTTAGTATCAGAACCATTATCCATAAGTTCAGGTTTATAGTTCTTTAACCAACCATTGTTAACGTGTTTCTTGAAGGTTTCTATCAATGTAATACTTGGTGTATCAACAGAAGTTACCTCTTGAAAATCACTATATCTAACTTTACCATCTTGTTTTGTACCAGACACATAGGACAATCTATTAAACATTTGCCCTACACAATCAGGTAAAACATCTTCTTCTATTTTATGTTCATCAGTTAGTTTAGCATCAACGTCAATTGCATCAAAGAATGTTGCAATTCTACGTACAGTTCCTAGGTCTTTGACCTCACCAAACTCATCACGTTTTAGTCTACCACCTACATAGAATACAGGTTGAAATGATTTACCTATATCTATTGTAATGTCAAGACCTACATCATCTTTGTATTTTTCGTTTTGCCATTCTTTACCACCGTATACAGGTTTTACTGATACAATAGTACATTCATTAACAAATACTCCAGACATAAAGTCTGAAGAATTTTTAGGTTGCGATTTAAATCCTGTGCTTAAGCCCATTATTTACCTTTCTTCTTTAGTTTATTTAAATCAATAGTAGATTGAATAGCAGCTATTTTCTTATCAACTTCAACCTCTGATAAATCAAATTTATTCTTTAGTTGAGTTACTCTATCTTGCTCAGCTTTAGATAAGAAATTACTCCTACTTAATCTATCTAGTTTAACAGACTGACTAACTGTCATGCCACCTTTGATTGGTGTATTACCATTTATATTTTCTGGCATATAGTCTAAGTCTTTTATGTCTTCGTTAATCCATAGTTCAATACCAAATCCAAAGCACATACTAATTGCTTTAGCTACACAACGTCTAAATGTATTTTCTACTTGTGCTGCATCTGGATTTGCTATTGCTTCATTACGATAACCTCTTACAGCTAGATACTCATGATGATATAGTCTATAATAATCTTCTGAAATATCATAATTTTCTACTATATCAGGATTAGTATAAGCTAATTCAACATGAACTATTTTACTTTGTCCACAATCTATTATTTCTACTAATTTGTAATTAATGTTGGGATCAATTTGTTTAGCTTTATCTAAACATATAGCCCAAGACAAGTAATCAAACTTACCTTTCTTTTCTACTGCTTTTTTGTAATCAGTATTTCTTAGCTTATGCCAAGGATGTACTGGTGTATCTTCTATCATGCAATTCCCCTTTCAAGATTATTAAATGTTTGTTCCATAATAGTCATAACATTGGATAGTGCTCCATTAGGAAACAAATATCTTTGTTAAATGCATCATGTACTTTCTTATGTTGTTTCATCATATTCATAGGTGTATTTTTCTTTAAACCCTCAGTAATACAATTATATAAAACCCAAAGACTTTTATCTATTTTATTACCAAGTACGTTATTACAATTTTGCATAAATTGTTGGTGATAATATAAATTGTTCCAACAATTACTTGCAGTTAGTAACTGACCACCATTAATTAAACGATTACCAAACAAATTTCCAAGTAAATAATTACCGACTTTATGTTTAATTCTTATATTCTTTAATCGTTTTTTAAGTAATTGTATTTTATTATATTCTGCAACTTGTTCTTTAATAGCATCATCCATTTGATTTATAATGTCATCTATAGAATTTTTAGTATGCTTTCTCATATATGTTATGTCTCCAACAAACATAAGGTTAGAACATACTACTACTCTACCACCTATAGCTATACCACTTGACATTGTTTTGTCATAGCTTGAACGTATACCTATAGTAAGTTCAGTAATATCAGGTGGACCATAAATATTTTCTATTTCTGGGTCTTTACGGTAATTTATATTTTCTTTAAACCCATATGTTAATGTGCCAAAGAATTGTTTATGATTTTTTGAAATCAAATAATCTTCTTTTACATCATCTATATCTATTTTATATTTATCTATACCACCATCATAACCCAACCCAAGGTTAGTTGCATTAGCAGATACTCTTACTATCTCTGCTAATTCATGAAACCCTATTGGTAGATATGTATCTGTTTCTTCAGGTATATCTCTTAAGGTAAATTCTTCTAGTTGTTTAGAATCATGAAACCTATAACCTATACCCATTACTCTATTTTCCATATTAATCCTCACAATTTGTTGTACATTGTATTCCATTACGTATTTTAGATTCTCTTTCTATATCAACATTATATTCTTCATCATTATTTATTGCTTTACGAAAATCTGTTACGTCATCCATAAATATGCCTTTACATTCCATGTATTGTATATTTGATAGACTATATTTTTTGCTTAACCAACTTTCTAAACTATCTGTATCTCTGCTTATATTTTTTGGTATCTTTATAAAATCTGTAAAACCAGTATTATAGTTATGTACAGATATATAAGGATACGATATTGCACGGTCCATGTTTTTTTGTTTGTTAATTATTTTTTTAATATTACCAATCATATCCCATCTATTTATTTTTTTCATTAGTTTTTCTCCATTTTTTTAGTGGGTATCTGTCTAAATATATCATGGTATTGCAGTAGTCGATTAAATAATTTGAAATCTTCTTTACTAATTTCATTCATTATATTTTTATTTTTAATAAACTCTTCTACAATTTCTTTATATCTACCACCATATATATCTTTAGTTATTTTAAAGTATTCTCTTATATGACTTTCAGATATATTATATTTAGGTTTATTTGTACCATTTAATGTTTCAAACTCTTTATCTTTTTTATTACTCATTTTTAACTTTCTTGTTAATTCCCAGCCAAGACAAACTGTACAGCCAATTTTTTGTTTATAGCATCATCAGTAATATGAACTGCAGGTTGATATACTTAGATTTATAAATCAAGTTCTTGACTGGGTTTCAACATTTGCTCACTCAGCCAAAATTAATCTATTATTTATATATGTATATATTTTTAATAAATCTAAATCTTTTTGGCTTAGTTGTGAGTTATACTTTATTCTTTTTAACATAATGCATTTTGATTTATATTGTTTTTTAATATTTATTAGCTCCTGTTTATTCATTTGTCTTACCTTATATTTATCTATTGGTAGACTTTGAAAACATTCTGCTACAATACTAAATGCATTATACCATCTACGTTCTGCTCTATAGTTGTTCATTTATAGTAACCTTAATTTCAAAGTTATCTTGATTAAGTTTATCTAAACTATCAAGAACATCTGTAACCTTTCTATTTGTTACTCTTTTAAATTCTTGAACTATTTCGCCATTTGCTTTATCAACTAACATAATATTATATAATGGCTTATCATTAATTGCATCTCCCATTTTTCTTGCAGTTTTACCTGCTAAACGAAAGACTTGATTTACACCATATGCCATATAGCCAATTGATTTAGCTATTGTTCCTACTATTTTTAACTTGCTCAACGACATTTACATTCTCCTTATTTAATAATATTTCTCCTGTTATTTCATCTTCGTATTCACATCTTGTACAATAATATACACATTCTTGATATCTAAATGATCTATCATCTTTATATAGAGTTGTATCATATTCAACTACATCTACATATTTATCTGAGTTACATCTATTACATATCATTTGAATTTTCTCAACTTTATTTCATTTAGTCTTCGTGCTGCTGCACCATCTTTTTTGATTTTATTTTTTAATAATAAGTTTTCATAAAAATCAATGAGTGCTCTATCTGCCATATGTCTATCTATTGCATATGGATTATCTTCAGTAAAACTCATTTCATTCATCATATCATCTATAGTTTTCTTTGGTTTATTCATCTATAATTATCTCCGTTACTTTTTCTTTATCTATATGTATTACAAAACCACTAGGCATTGCTTTTATTTTAGTTATATCAGCAAGATATTCTAAGTGACCATAATGAATGAATCGTTCATTATCATTTTCATTTTTAGCAATATATAAAGGTTTTTTATTTGTAAATAAATTTGATATTGTTTTACCAATATCTTTATATGGTGAACGTATTTCTAAAACATATGTTACTTTCTCATCCATTTTTTTTACCTCCTTTTTTTAAATAATAAATACAAAAAAAAGAGAGCAAATTCTAGACAGGATAGGCTTATGCAAAACCTTTAATCTAAAACTTACTCTCAATAATTCTAAAAGAAATCATCTTTATGGTATGTTGCATGGAAGTGTGTAACAGGGACTAACCAAATTTAATATTAACGGTTTATTAATTTTACCTATTAAATTTTAATACATATCTGTATTACCAACGTCTTGGAAATTAGTTTGCACCTTAACTTTGAAGGGATATGACATTCGACCCATGATTATGCATATATTAGCACAGTCCATATGGCAATCGTAGTGCTTGACAATATATTAACATAAACGAAATAGGCTTAATCACACGTACCTATTTCTTCATTCACGTATTAGGTGATGATTTCTTTTATTTTTTTTAAATCTTACTGAACTAGAACAATAGTGCTTTAAGCAATGCCTATCTATTTTAGTTTGCAAACCAGCGAACTAGTTCAGTAATAATGCTTTATTGTATGCTTTATATATTTTATGACATGCTGTATTATATTCTTGTCTTTGAACTGCATTTATGTTTTTATAGACATTATCACATGCTATTTCATTTTCATCTAGTATTTTTTCTAATCCTTCAAGAGATTCAACTAAAGCACCTAATTCATTTACATTTAAATCTAATTTCATTTTAACTCCTTTTTTTTAAATTTTAATAATAAGTAGTAGTAGAGATGATGCTTTGATACATAACCATCAATAAATATATCGGCAACTCTTTTCTACTACTACTTTTTTGTGTGTTCAATCAATATTCTTTTCTATTCCAACCATTTGAAGCATGTCTATAACCTTCGTCATAGCATCTTTGTTTTAATATTTTTTCTAATTTATAGGGAATAGGTTTACTTAATAAATCTTTGAACAACACTATTGCTACTACACCACAGCCAAAGCCTAGCATGTAACACATTAAATTATCTATAAACAACATTATTTTCTCCTAACTATATTTACTATTGTTTTTATAATAAACATTATTATTTGATACATAGTTTTAAAACATTCATAGATACCTACAGCAAACATTGCTGTAAAGAATACTGGAAACAAAAATACCATTGCTATCCTTGATGATAGTTCAAAGTTAAATGTTTCTTTCCAATTATTTTTTTTCATACAATGCTCCTTTCTTTAGTTATGTATGAGTTTCTTAACACCTTTTTTCTTTAAAAAAAAAGAACAAAAAAAAGAGAAAGATATATTGGGTGCAAAATGAATTACACCCAACATAATGAGGAAGGCAAATGAGAGGAAGGAAAAAGACAAACTTATAAAGGAATAACTTTATACTTTATTGATTGTCTGCCATCTTTTGTTTTTGATATGGCTGGTGGATTACCTTGTGATACCTCATAACTATACAATCTTAAATTTTTTAATTTAAGTTGATTATTTATTTCATCACGAAGGCTTATAGTAGCCTTTTCAAAACGTAGAAAACAAAAATCATTTTCCTCAACATCTTTTACATTAGAAAAATATTTCCAATTCTCATTTTCATCTTGTGTTGAAAATTGATAATCTTTTTCTGGTGCTTGTTGAGCACTCTGATGTTCTTCTATGGATAAATCCATAAGCATTTTTTCGGACATAACAATATCCCTTTCTATTTAGTTATTAAAATAAGAAACACAAAAAAGAGTTTTTATTTTTTTTATGAAGTATGCAATAAAAGTATAAGTATTTGAACAATGAATCTTCGGCAAAAAGAAAACACAGAATGTGTTTTCAAAAGCAAAAATCATAAACGAACGTAGTGAGTTTAAGATTTTAAAATAGAATGAGTGAATAAAAATGGGTAAAACTGAAAGTTTTACGCATATTACTTTTATGAAAGAGAGAACAAATCTTCTGAGTGCACACAACAAGGGTGCACACATTGCCTTCATTCTTAATGACCAAGAGTAGACACAACAAGTGTCTACACCTTTCTTTTTTTTATAAAGATTGTGAAAACAAAAGCACCCCAATAAGGGATGCTATTGTCCATATGATTATTTCTCTCATAAGTAATTTTCCTCTAATTCATCAACTTGACCACTTATAAGGAACTCACGATCTGTTACTGATAAGTATGGAAAACAATTTTGTATAAGTTCTCCTTGACGATAACGAAATATGTCTTTACACAAGACACCCTTAACTGTATATCTCTTATTGGTAACAATTAAATCACGTGTTAATTTATTGAACTCTATTACATTTCCAGTTATTGTATATGAATCCTCATCATCAAGTGATTCACCAAATACTTTTTCGAACTGACAATATTTGTCTGCATAATACATAAGATTTCTCCTTTATTATATTTAATTAAACATACAAAAAAAAGAGAGACAAACTAATGCCTCTCTAATTTATTCTATTTAACCATAGGTAGTTGGACTAAATCATGATACTCTGGTCCATCACATTCGTCTGGATTATCAGAATTATTTAAACATAGCCAATTATCACAATGTTTACATTCTGCCTCATCTTTTGGGATTTCCCACATTGCTTTATCTTGAAGACGTACCCACTCTGCTGGACCAATTTCTTTTACTTTTGACATAATATTTTCCTTTACTTTTGTTTTTAAAAAATAATACAAAAATAGAGAGAGTTACGTTAGTAACTCCCTCTCTATTGTATGGATTATTTATTCCATTCAGACTTGGATAGTTTTACAACGTGGTCGAACGCTGTAGGAACTGAAGAGATTGTCTTACCTGAAGTGATAAACAATACACGTATTGCCTTACTTAAGAAAGAGAAGAATCCCTCTATGAATGGAACTTTGATAGTGAAAGATTTATGATTAACAGTCATGATGATGACCTCCTAATTAATATTAATAAATTGTAACACACAAACAAGAGTTTTCAACTTGTTGAAAAGTCGTACCCACGAACCGAAGGGGAGTGGGTAACGTAAACATCTCTCACACACATTTTAATGTAAATTTTGAAACTTCATCACTCCACTTGCAGTTAAAATATAAAAAGGTTATATTATTGTATGGTTATGAAAAAAGTAAAATATGAGGTATTTAATGCTACAACTGGTAAATGGGAAGAGGATTATACTACACAATCAGAAATAGATAAAGCTATGGAAGTATTCTTAGAAGATTACCAATATTACGAAGCTGAAAAAGAAATTATACACGAGATCGTGAAACAAAAGTTAACATTAAAAAAGAATAAGGAGAAAAACTAGTAATGTAATACATAGGTAATGTATTACTAGTGTATATATATAATATATATATATTAATCCCTACATATATGGAAACAATAACAAGAAGAGTAGATAATAAAGTACAAAAGTTTACTGTATTTAAAAAAGATGAGAATCATCCTTACTCTGTGCATTGGAAACAAGCATGGAAAAATGGTTGGGCAGAAACAGATGATGGATATGTAGCCCAATGTTTAGATAGAACAACCTATAAAGATGCAAAAGGTAAGATAAGACGTTTAATAAAACTTACCTGTGGCATACAATGGGTATCACCAACTTCTAAATTACTATTTGAACCTAATAGAGATGCAGGTATCTACTCTATGGTTAAGCCAAAAAGTTGGCAAGAACGTGAAGCAGGTAAAACTCGTACTAAAAATGCAGTAAATGCATACGTATCTAAAATATTTGCAGGTAAAAAGGTAGATTGGGAAGAGATAGGTACAATATATAGGGGTGATGAGAAAAAACCTGCAGCTACAGCTAAAAGATTATTTAAAGAAAAGGTAGTAAAACAAATGGTAGAAGAAAAAATGAAGGAAGTACTAGCATCTAAAGGTATAAATAGAGGATTTGTACTAGATGTTATTAGAAAATCTATAGATATAGCAGAAAATAAAGAAGATGTTTCAAATATGCTACGTGCTGCAGAGAATTTAGTGGATATGTTAGAAATGAAACCTAATAAAAAGATTACAACAGACACATTGCAGATAGATATGACTAATCAGATAGCAGATAAGATTGAAACTGAAGAAAAGAAGATGATTGCTCAACGAAAAACTGAGATTTAATGCAAAATTCCCAAATTAAAGAAAAACTATCTGCAGATATTATTTTATTTGGAAAAATCTGTTTTCCTAATATGTTTTCTACAGATTCTCCACCATTTCATTACGAAATTGCTGGATTATTAGAAGATATGGATAATAATAAATTAAATATTATTGCACCTAGAGGACATGCTAAGTCTTCTTTAGTTGCATGTGTGTTTCCTATATGGCATATACTTACACAACAAGGTCCTAAGTTTATAGTTTTATCATCTAAAACTGAAGGACATGCAGTTAGATTATTACAAACTATTAAAAATGCACTAGAGTATAGTGCAGAACTTAGAAGTATATATGGTTACTGGGGTCAACACTCTGCTAAACAATGGGCACGTACTGAGATAGTATTAAAAGATGATACTATGATTATGTGTAGAGGTACTGGACAGCAGGTAGTTGGATTAAAACATGGTAATCAAAGACCAACTCTAGTTGTATTAGATGACCCAGAAGATATGGTAAATACTAAAACATCTGAAGCTATGGAATATAACTTACGTTGGTTATTACAAAGTTTAGTTCCATCATTAGATGCAAGACGAGGTAGAATAGCTATTATTGGTACACCACAACATCAGCGTTGCATGGTTGAGATGTTATGTAAAACAGATGGTTGGGTATCAAAAAGGTATAAAGCGTTGCTAGATGATGGAACAGCATTATGGGAAAAGATGTGGTCTAAAGAAAAACTATTAGAAGAAAAGAAATCATTAGATTCTATTGGTAGAGTATCTTCTTTTTATCGTGAATATCAATGTGAGATAATTGGTGATGAAGACCAAATGTTTAAAGAAAGTTATTTGCAATATTATCAAGGACAATTTAAATTTATAGAAGAAGACCATTGTCTTGAGTTTGAATCTGGTAAAGTAATACCAGTAAATATATTTATGGGAATTGACCCAGCTAGTTCTGTAAAAAAACACGCTGACTACTCCACAATAGTCGTTGTTGCTGTAGATTCTAAGAATAACAAATACGTACTCCCCTACTATAGAAAAAGGTCTACACCTATGGAACTAGCTGATCACATTATAGAATACTTTAAAAAGTATAAACCTATGAAGACTAGAATAGAATCAGTAGGGTATCAAGAGATGTTAAGAGATTATTTACGTCAAAGAGCAGAAGAAGAAGGTTTATTTATACCTGGACTTGAAATAAAAGAAACTCCACGTAATAGTAAATCATCAAGGTTAGAAACAATGCAACCATGGTTTGCACAAAAAAAGATTTATATATTAGAAGATATGAATGAATTAAAAGATGAGTTATTAATGTTTCCTAGAGGCAAACATGATGACTTGCTTGATGGGTTGTATTATGCAACTAAACATAATTATCCACCCTATAATAAAAAAATAAATACAGAAAATCATCACTCCACCACTAATTTTGCAAAAAAAACTACAGATTGGATGGTTTCTTGAAACTTTTTAGTATTAAATTACTTTATAACTAATAGATACCACTATGGCAGAGAAACATCCAGAAGTAAAGAGAAATGAAGAACTCTTAACGGAGTATGCTTCTGTCCGTACTAAATGGGCAAGACAAGCAACTGAAGATAATGAGTATAGAAATGGTATGCAATGGACCAAAGAACAGGTCAATGAATTACGTAAAAGAGCTCAAGAGCCATTAGTAGTAAATGTTATATACCCTGCAGTAGAACAAGCTAAAGCTATGTTAACTGCAAACTCACCAAGATTTCAATCTACAGGCAGAGAAGGAAGTGATGTAAAAACAGGACAAACTATGTCTGATTTGATGAGTTGGATTTGGGAACAATCAGCAGGTAATACTGAGCTTAAACAAGCTATAGATGATTATTATGTCAAAGGCATAGGTGCACTTTTAACATATACCGACCCAAATGCAGATTATGGAAAAGGTGAGATATTTATAAAAGCAATAGACCCTCTTGATTTGTACATATGCCCATCTTCGACTGACCCTTTCTCAAGAGATGCCTCTAATATAATTATCTCACGTCTTTTCTCAGAAATGACTTTAATGGAAATGTATCCTGAGTTTAAAGATATTATTGAAAGGGCTAATGAAAGTCAAGTAGCTCCTACTGTAGAAACTATTAACTTTGGTTTAGAAGACCAGATTATTTCTAAGAATGAAATACAAAGTTATAATATGAACAATAGGGATGAAAGACAAATAGAAGTAATAGAAAGATATACTAAGATTCGTATACCACATTATAGAATATTTGACCCAAATTTAAATACCGAAAGAATTTTATCACCTGAAGATTTTGAATTGTATAAATTAAAAATAGGTTACAAAGTTTCTAATAAAACTAGAGATAGAATTATTACAGATGATAATGAAGTAAAACAATATGAAGATATAGAAAAAGAATTTGGTAATACTTTTCATTTAATGCAAAATCCTATTACTCAAGAACAAATGATGGTAAGAGGAGAAGAAACTCCTGTAGGTGTAAAAGATAGTACAACTATTATAAAGAAAATGACTTTTGCAGAATTAATAGAAACAGGAGATATTTTAGTTACAGAATTTGAAATAGATAGAATAAGACAAGTTGTATCAGCAGGTGGTCAGTTAATGTTTGATGCAATATTACCAATAGAAGATTATCCTATAGTTACTATGATGAATAATCATAATAGAAATCCTTATCCACAAAGTGATGTAAGAATGGTAAAAGGATTACAAGCATATATAAATAAAATTAGATCACTTATAGTTGCACATGCATCATCTTCTACTAATGTTAAACTTCTTATACCAAGAGGTTCTATGAATAGAAAACAATTAGAAGAAGAGTGGGGTAGAGCAGGTACTGCTGTAATAGAGTTTGACCCTGAATTAGGACAACCTATTGTTGCAGGTCCAGTACCATTACCTAATGAATTATATAAAAATGAAGCAGATGCAAAAGCAGATATAGAAAGAATATTAGGTATATATGCATTAATGCAAGGAGATACTCGTCAAATGCCACAAACCTATAAAGGTACATTAGCAATTGATGAATATGGGCAAAGAAGAATTAAATCAAAACGTGATGATATTGAAGGTGCAGTAAATCAAGTTGCTAAATGTGTATTGCAATATATACAAGCAACATATACTGTTCAAAAAGTAATACGATTATTACAACCAAACCATAAACCAAAAAAAGTAATTTTAAATCAACCAATATATGATGAAATCTCAGGTGAGTTTTTAGGAAAACTTAATGACGTAACAGTTGGTAAATATGATATTGTTGTAGTAACTGGTTCTACTTTACCATCAAATAGATATGCACGTTTTGAATATTATATGGAACTTTATAAAGCAGGTATCGTAGACCAAGTTGAAGTTCTTAAACAAACTGATGTTGCAAATGTAGAAGATGTTCTTAATAGAAAAGGTCAAATGCAACAAATGATGAAAAGATTGCAACAGCAAGATAAACAAATTAAAGATTTGCAAGGAGACTTGCAAACTGCACAACGTGAAACTATTCACGCTAGGCAGAGAGTAGAAGTTGAGAAATTCAAAACTCGACTTAGTTCAACTGCAAACAGGGCTGATTTAGCTACACAGCTTTATAAGTCAAGAAGTGAAGATGAACTAAAGAAAATAAAAAATGTCGTTGCCGAGGAAGAACCTACGAATGACACAATCATACCATTGGAGGATTAATGGAACAAATAGAACAAAGTAATGCTGAAGCACAGGTAGATAATAGAGTTGACGGTGCATTTATGTACGAAAACCCTACAGCAGATACAATACAACCTGAGCCTACAATTACTCAAACAACAAGAGTTCAAAATCAAGAAGTACCTCAAACTGAAGAAGCCAATCCAGTTGCTGAAGTACAACCAGAAGTATCTGCAAAAGACGACCCTAACAGAATAGCATATTGGCAATCACAAACTGATAAGGCAAAGAATGATGCAGCTATACTTGCAGAAGAAGCAAATAAATACAAACAAGCACTTGAGCAATTAAGACAATCATCAGTCTCCAATGAATCCCAGAATAGGCTACGTTCTGATTCAATTGAAGAGCCAATCAAACCTGAAAAACCTATATCCTATAATGAGGTTGATGCTTATAACGACCCAGAGAGTGATTCGTTTAAATATAGAATACAATATGATAAATATCGTGATGCACGTTTAGATTATGTAGAGCGATTAGAGTATGCTAGGCAAAAACAGCAACAAGCTCAATTTGCAAAGCAACAAGAAAGACAAATGGTTAATCAAGCATATACACAAGTACAAAATGCTTATGGATTTGACCAAGTAAAAGCTGCCGACTTTATCGGTTGGGCTCAAGATCCTAAAAACATCACAATGGATTCACTTGTAAAGCTATATAATATTCAAAAATCTCCTGGAATTAAACAACAACAAGTAGAGCAAAAAAAACAAGCTATTCAAAATCAAAATGAAGCTTTAAAAGTTCCTACAACAACAGCTGTTGCCCCTGGAACTTCACAGCCTCAAATGGATGATGAAGCTATGTTTAATGAAGCTCTTCTTAGTAAATCATATAAAAGAAGGAAATAATACAAATGGCTAAAAATCTTAGTGGCTCTGGTGTATTGTTTACTGATAGGCGAGATTTTTACATTAGTCCAGATGTAGTAAAAGAACTATGGACAGATGTAACACCTTTTACAACTGTAGTAGCCAATCGTGAGCAAAGAACACCAACAGACCCAGTTTTCAAAATGTTTGAACACAGAAATCCTTGGCAAAAGCAAGAGTTTTCTGCTGCTTCAAACCCAGCATCTTTGAATGCTGATAATTCAGAATCTGCTGCAACTGACGTGGATGGTATCGTAGGACTTTCAAGTTCTGTTGATGGTTCATGGGTAGGTTTAGTTTGTGAAGTTTTTGATTCAACTAAAACTACAAAAAGAGGACATGTATTAATTACAACTGCTGTATCTACATCATCTATTAAGTTTAAAAACTTAGATAGAAGTGCTGCTATAGACGTTGCTGATAATGATGTTTTCGTAGTAGTAGGTAATGCACATGGTGAAGGTACAACTGCACCTACTGCATGGTCTGATGAATTAAAAGTAGTTTTTAATAGTACACAAATTTTTAAAACACCTTTAGAAATTACAGGTACTTTAGAAGCTGCTGCTCTACGTGGAGAATCTTCTGAGTTAGCAAGACTTAGAATGCAAAAAGCACAAGAGCATAAGATTCAAAAAGAAAGAGCTTTCTTATTTGGTTCAAGTCCTGAGGGTACAAACCTTGGTGATGGAGGTCCAGCAGGAAGTGCAGATTCTTTTTCTGATTCAGCAGTAACAGATGTTAATAGTAATACAGTACGTACTACTAATGGTATTATAACTGCAATTGAAGACCATGGTTCAAGCTCAGGTGATGACCAAAATATCTTTACTATCTCAGAAGCTACATATTCATATAGCAACTTTGTGGATGATATGGAAAAAGTTTTCCAATATGTCCCTGAAGAAGGTATGAAAATGGCTTTTTGTGGTAGAGGTGCAATGAGTTATTTTTCTAAAATAGACGGTGCATCTGGTATTGCTGGAGCTTCAGGTTGGACAGTAAACTTAGGACCAACTGAAAGAAGTTCATATGGTTTTAACTACAGACAATTAGAATCTCCTCATGGAGTTCTTATGTTAATTCCAACACCAGTTCTTAGAGGACCACACAATAAGCAAATGCTTATCGTATCTGATGAAAACCTTTTTCATGCTGTATATAGACCACCAGTCTATCAAACAAACATCAAAACTGATGATGCATTTGATGGAGTAAAGGATCAATATATGTCTGATGAAGGTATTGGTATAACCTTAGTAGAATCCCATAAACTATTTACAATAACAGATTAAGGGAGGTAAACTATGGCTAGACCATTTCACGGAGGAACAATAGCAGGAGTTGAAAGTATAAGTGCTGCAACTACTCTAGGTAAATCAGATTCAGGAAAAGTTTTCATGATTACTGATTCTGGAGGTTCAGGATATACTATAACATTACCTACACCAGCTAATGCAGGAGTAGGTTTTCATGCTAAATTCATTGTTAACGTAGCTGCAGGTGCAACACTCAATAATAGTGGTGGTGAGGATGTAATACTTAGTGATGGACAAAGTGATGTTATGGTAACACACTTTATAGATGCAAACTCTGATGTTGTTACTGATGATGCAAGTGATACTATTGCCTTTGACAATACAGCAGTAAAAGGAGACTTTATAGAAATTTTTACTGATGGTTCAATCTACTACGCTTATGGTGTTAGTGGAGTTAATGCAGGTATTACTGTAGCAACTTAATAAATAGTTAAGCAGAACTAGGGGTAAGACGTATAAAGGTTTTACCCCAAATCTGTTAGAAAGAAGAAATGTCAACATTTAAAACAAAAGTAGAAGATTTAATAGGTAGAACAATAACAGATACTGATGCATTAGATGATATGTTATTATCTTCAGCAAGAGAAGTAGCTGATACTTTACCTACAAAAAATCTTATTCAAAATGCTACACTTACAGAAGTTACTAGTAATCCAACTGATATAAGTGATAGTAGAATATTGTCTGTAAGTAGAAATGGTTTTTATGCTAATGAAGTTCCATATGGACAATCTGCTAGAATTGCTGATTCAGGCTCTATTTATTTTGCTGATACCACTCAAGATAGAGACCCAGTATTTTATTATAAAGGTAGTAGTTTATTTATACTAGACACACCTACAGCAAGTCAAAAAGGTGAGATATTAAGTTTTGCATATCCTGCAGTTTTTGATACTAGCAATAATATAAATAATGCAACTGCTATTGATAATTTTCCTAGTAGTGCTGAATATGCTGTATCACTAGGAGCTGCTGCTAAGTTTATGATTAAATTATCTTCTGAAGATAATGCAAATGAAGATATAGAATTACAAAATGCAACGTTAGCCTCTGCACAAAATTTAGAACAAGATTATCGTGCTGAGTTACAAAGAATTAGAGGTCAAAAATAAATGGCTATGACACAAAAACAAATGATAGAAATGGTAAGACAACATCATCCTACACTTAGTGAAACACAAATTAGATTATTTTTAAATCAAGCTATGGATGATTTTGCAAGAAAAACAAGAATTAAAGAAGGTGCTTTTACATTTAGCACAGTAGCAGACCAAAGATATTATGGTTTATCTGATGATATAATAGAAATAATTTCAGTAGATTATGATGGATATGATATTCCAAGATTAGGAACTAGACCAGAAAAGAGAGATATAACATGATGAAATCAGTACCAGCCCCAAAAGGGTATCATTGGATGAAAACAGGAAAGACTACATATAAGTTAATGAAAAACCCAGCAGGTGGTTATAAACCACATAAAGGAGCATCTAAAACAGCTAAGTTTTCTGTAATGATGAAACATAAAAATGCCAAGTAGTCAACGTAATTTTGCATATTATGTAGAAAGAGATGCAATAGCAATTGTTAAACGATCTATTGGCGATACATCAACAACTTATAATTCACCAGATGAAGTTAAAACTGTAACTATATTTGCAGTTAAAAGACCTAATAAATTTGTTTCTGCTGATACAGGAACTACAAATACAACAACAGGATATACTGAAGAACCAGATATTCCAGAAGAATTTAGACATGCAATTGTAGCTAAGGCTATTCAAAGAGGATATGAATTAAATCCACAAACTTTACAAGTTGCAAGTTATTGGGAACGTCAATATAATTTAGGCGTTATAGAAGGAAAAAGATATGCTAATACTGGAAGAGTTCAAAAGACAGTTATTAAACTACAAGGTTTTGAACCAACAGTACATAGCACAAGAGATAGAGATGAAGAATGACAGAAGTAGTAATATCTACAACATCAATGACAGAGGTTGTTGTATCAACAACTACTATGACAGAAACATCTGAATATACAGAAGCAAGTTAATACGATATGCCCATGTGAAATTTCTTGCACGGAAAGGCATACGATAAACAAGGAGAAAGAAAATGGCTATTGGAAAAAGTTCAGCTCAAAATTACACAGTAGTTGAAGCACAAAATATTGCTTTAGGTCAAACTGGAGCAGCATATACAGATACTACAAGTGCATACACCCCACCAACAGGTTCAGTTATTGTTGCTATAACAATGTTAACAGATGTAGAGTTTGCTACTCTTACACCTGAATCAACAAGTTTCCATTATGGAACAACTGCAGCAGCACCTGGTACAAATGGTGCAACTGTTGCAAATAGTGATACCTTTCCTAAAGGTGTAACTATATATGGTAGATGGTTAAACCTAACATTACAAACAGGAGGAGACAAAGTAGTTATTTACTTTGCACCATAAAATGCCTAGATTAGGAATAACAAACACACTTAAAACAATTTTAGAAGAATCCATAGCTTCACTTAAAAGTTTTTGGGAAACACATGTGGACTTATGGGATAATCAAAAAAATAATTGGGAACAATCAGTATAAGGAGATTTAGATATGGCAGCTTTAACAGGACAAACAATAGCAGATAGTTATGAACAACTATTGCATGTAGATAGAGATGGAGGAGGTAATACTACTAATTTAGTTAATGTAAAAGATGGTGATAATGGTACTACTTTTGCATTACAACTTGCAACAACAAGTGCAGGTATTATTGGTGCATTAGCAAATCCTGGGTTTAAAATACAAACATCAACAGGTAGTGGTACAGGTACAGGAGCTGGTTTACAGCTTATAACAGATGATGGTAATCCTATGGCAGACACTCACAGATTAGGAATAATTGAATTTTTAGGAGCTGAAGATACTTCTAATAATCTTATTGTAGGTGCATCAATACAAGCAATTTGTTCTGCTACATGGAATGGAACTGAAAATGGAACAGATTTAAAGTTTTTTACAACTGATGGAGACAATTCACATACTGAAGTATTATGTTTGTATTCAGACAATCATATATTAGTACCAAGAGTTGGTTCAACAACTGATTCAGGAAGATTATATTTTTATGATACTAGTAATCATCAATACATATACGGAACTAATTTAAGTCTTTTTAGTATAGCTACATCTAGTAATTATATACATGCTCAAAGTGAAAATGTTATTTGGGATGGTTCTCAATGGTATCCAAATACGGATGATGCTAAAAATTTAGGAACAGGTAGTTATAGATGGAATGATATTTATGCTACTAATAGTACAATACAAACCTCTGATGAAGACTTAAAAGAAAATATTGCTGATTCATCTTTAGGATTATCTTTTATTAATAAATTAAAACCTAAGAGTTTTAAATGGAAAAATACTCCTGAGCAAAAATATGAGGATGGCGAACCAACAGGTAATGATAATAAAAAAGCTGGTGATGTAAAACATGCTGAAATTGTTCATACTAGAAAACATTATGGTTTAATTGCACAAGATGTTAAAGAAACATTAGATGAACTTTCTGTAGCAACACAAGACTTTGCTGGATATATAGACCCATCTGCTAATGGAGGTAGTGGTAATCTAGGATTAAGATATTCAGAGTTTATTGCTCCAATGATTAAAGCTATTCAAGAATTAAGTGTTAAGGTTACTGCTCTTGAAAATGCTTAAGAGATTAACTATACCTATATTACTTTCTTTAAGTTGTAATGGAGTAAATAATATGGATATACAAGATCAGAATGGCGAAAAACATTTTTACAATAGAATACTACATTTTAATGAGGATAGTACAATGCTTTGGTGCTATAATCATGAAGAGTTTGAAATTGTAAAAAAAGATACCAATAGAACTAGATATAAAGATTGGAATGATATAGCAAGTGATTGGATATTATATTAAATGAAAAAATCAATATTAACAAAAAAACAAAAAACTTTACCTAAAGCTTTACAAGAAAAGATTATTAAATCTAAGATGAAAAGCAAAGGTAAAAGAAAGAAAAAGAGATAGTATGCCTAAAACAGCAGCATGGCAAAGAAAAGCAGGTAAGAATCCAAAAGGTGGCTTAAATGCTAAAGGTAGAGCATCCTATAAAAAACAAACAGGTGGAACATTAAGACCACCAGTTAAAAGTGGTGATAACCCTAGAAGAGCATCTTTCTTAGCTAGAATGGGTGGAGCTAAAGGTCCTGAGTATAAGGTAAATAAAAAAACTGGTAAAAGAGAAAAGACTAGGCTTTTATTATCTTTAAATGCTTGGGGTGCAAGTAGTAAAGCTGATGCTAGAAAAAAAGCAAAAGCAATAAGTAAAAGAAACAAAGCTAAAAAAGCTAAATCTAAAAAGAAAAGGTAGAAGATAAAATGGCATTAACAAAAGAAGATATTGAAAAACGTTTAAAAGAAATACCACAACAAATAGCTGCATTAAGTGCAGAGCAAAATCAATTGCTTGGATATAAACAAGCCTTGCTAGACTGTTGTGAGAATGGAGAATGTTGTGGCAGTAAAGAAAAAGAAGAAAAAGCCAGTAAAGAAAAAAAGTAGTGGTGGTAAAGGACTAGCAGCAAAAGCTAAAAGTTCTGGCATATCTCTTGGTACACTTAAAAAGGTGTACAAAAGAGGTCAAGCTGCATATCTTTCTAGTGGTAGTAGAAATGTACCTATGGCAGCATGGGCTATGGGTAGAGTAAACTCTTTTATTAGAGGTAGTAGAAAACATGATACGGATTTGAGAAAAGGTGCAAAGAAAAAAACAAAAAAGAAAAAGTAAAAGAAAGCAACCATATAAATATGGAGTTCCTGCTAAATATACTAAGGGTTCTAAAAATCCTAGAAAAAAAGCAGCAGAAATAAAAAGAACTGCAAAGTTATATAAGGCAGGT